CAATAGCTGAGTTAGTATTTGCTAGTGCAGCTAATGATTGAACATTAGCAACCTCGGCATATATAGCTGCATTTGCAACTTGCAGTCTATCATCAATAAGAGCTCTTGCAGCAGTGTTTCCAATATAGAATGCATCTGGATTTGAGTTAACAGTTACAAAAGTTGAATTACCAGATGCTGTTACTGTTGATCCAACAAAGTTAAATGTACTAATAGTAGTACCAACATCAACACCTTCTTCTTGAACAGTGATAGCAGATCCACCGCCACCACCAGTTACATTAACAGTAATGTGTGATGTGTTACCAGTAGCAGCAACACCACTTCCAGTAAAGTTAATAACGGATACGTTGTTACCTACTTCTGTTCCTTCATCTTGAATAGCTATGGCAATAGATTCAGAACCAATCTGAGATCCTTCTGGTAACGCAATACCACCACCAGGTGCTGGAGCTATTTCAGCAAAACCATCTTCAGCTGTACCAACTTTAATTTTTGGTAACTCAATTGCACCATCTGCAGAAGCACCCATAGTTGCTCCACCCAGTGCAATAGTATTACCACTCAAGAACAAGTCTTTGAATCTTAATGCAGAAGTACCAAGACTGTATATAGAATTAGCTTCTGGAACTATATCTCTTGAATGAATTGTAGTTTTAGGATATGGACCAATACCACCACCAGATGATGAGCCACCACCTGTTGTTGCAAGTCTTGTAACCTGTTGCTGTACTGCAGTTTTGAAATCTGTTAAATCTTTTTCAAGCGACTTTTTAATATTGTCTGTGTCGACCTGAGTTCCATCTGCCCCTCGTGGACCTTCTGGACCCATTGGACCAGGCTCTCCTCTTTCACCTTTTTCTCCCCTAAGGCCTTGGGGTCCAGTTGAACCCGTGTCACCCTTGGGACCGGTGTCACCCGTATCGCCTTTATCACCTTTATCTCCTTTTTCACCTTTATCGCCAGTCATTCCAAGTGGACCAAGAGGACCCTGTGGACCACGCGGACCAGGTGGACCTTGTTCACCAAGTAAGCCTTGTTCGCCTTTTATACCTTGAGGACCTTGCTCACCTATTGGACCCTGTGGACCAATTTCACCTTGAATGCCTTGGCCACCTCTTGGACCAATAACTCTACCAACATTTTCAGTATCATCATTATCTAAGAATAAAACTAACTCATCGTTAATAATTTTTGTTTCTTTGATAGAAACACCGCGGTCACCTTGATCACCTTTTTCACCTTGTGGACCTCTAGATTCCACAATAATAGCATCGCCTGGCTCACCTTTAGGACCAGGAGCACCGGGTGCGCCAGGATCACCTTTTTCACCTTTAGGACCTTGTAGTGATTCGTAAAGAGTAGGATAAACTGATTCTAGACCATTTTCTTTAAGATCAGAAATCTCTTCTTTAAGTTTCTTAACCTCTTTTTTGGTGTATGATACTGACGCAGCTAGAATTTTTGCCTTATCGACTTCATCCATGTTCATCCTCAGAAATAACAGTGTCCATAAATTCAGTCATTCGATCAACTAATTGTTGTTCTTCTTCAGAAATAGTTGCTGCTGGAATAAATGGTTGAACATTTGCTGACTCTTGTTGATTGGGTTGTTCCTGATCCTGATCCTGATCTAGATCGTCCTCTTCACTATCACCTTCCTGTGATATCTGCTTATCAATTTCTTCTATATCATCTTCTGATTGTCTAAGAACAAACTTACGAATATATTCTTGAGAGAAGTACTTACCTGTATACTCATCGATATCTCTAAGAAGTGAAAGACGTTCTCTCATCAACTCTGAATATTTAAGTTCTGCAAAATGATTATCTTCTGCAAACTCATAGTAAATATCATTCTTAATATCTTTCCATTCTTCCCTTGTTGTTACTCCTTTGAGTACAAGTTGAACTTCAAGCAGATTATCAAACAGAATTGTAAATCTTGTACGAAGTCTGTTAACAAACTTTTGGAACTTCATTTCATCTCTTGTAATCTCAGAAGCTCTTCCAAGATTGAATTGGTTCTCTGCTTCCATTCTGGTAATAGGAACATTAAGAGCCTTATACAGCTTTCTTCTGAAATAGTCAACATCTTCCATCTCGCCAAGATTCTGACCACCAGGAAGTGTTGTAATTTCTGTACCTCTACCACCCTCACGTCTTGGAAGCCAGAAGTCTTCTAACATTGTCATAAACTTACGATCATCTCTGACTTCACCAGTCTGAGCATCATACACAAGTTTATTCTTATGTTTGACCATCATATCACGAAGATATTGTTCTGCCTTCATCTTAGGAAGGTTACCAACATCAATATAAAAGATACGTCTTTCAGGTGCACGTGCAAGTCTGTAAATGACTGTTGCATCTTCTAACATACGAAGTTGGTTAAGAGGTTTGATTGCTTTGTGAAGATAAGATAGAACCATTTTGTTTCTATTGTCCAACAAACCTGAATGGACGTAACAAATGGAATCTTTTGCAATCTTTAAGCCTTGAGTAGATGTTGTAAGACCACGAGGATTGTACAAATAGTATTCGTTGTATCCTCTATGAATCATTGCATTAACTTTTTGATCTTTCTTTCGTTTTGTCTCTCTAACTTTTCTAATTCTACGAGGATCAATATATCTAAGTTCTTTGATACCTTGACGTGGAGCTGTTTCATCAATCATAATATGATAATACAATCTACCGTCAATATAAAATTTTCTGAATGTATCATAAGCAATATTAGAGAAGTCAAGCATTTTTAAAAGTTCTTCAAACTCTTCTCTAATCTTTTTCTTTACTGATTCACCGTATTCAATTTTATCTAAGTTAATCTCTACTGGACCTTTGTGATCATCCATAACAATAGCTTCATTGACTATATCGTCAATAGCTGAATCACATTCTGGTTGGAGAGCCATTTCTCTGTAGCGAGTAACTAACTCACCTTCAGTTTTGGCTGATGCTTCAAGATCTACATAAGTACCATATACACCGCCAGGTGCAATTTCCATTGAGCCATCGTCAACGTTTGGCGGAGCAAATGATTTAATATTTTCGTTTTGTTTTTCTTCATCGGCCTCAGGACGGCCAATGCGGAATCCAAATAAATTTACTGCCATAAAAAAATCCTAAAAAAAGAGGGCTACATATTTCTATTTATTTATGTAGCCCTCTTATTTAATTTTTTAGTTTGTATTAAAGACCAATGTTAAGATTCAGTTCAATTGTTGGTCCAACACTAGTTGATCCGCCAGCTGCGGCCGCTTGACCTTCAACTGTCCAATAATCATACGTAAATGTTGATGTAAATTCTTGAACCGTGTCAGCATCCCATGCCAAGTCAATGGCTGATACTTCAATTGGGAAGATACCATGGAATCTGTAGCTTCTTAGTCTTTCACCTTCTTTGCTAAACTGAGTAACAAGAGCTTCTGTCTTATAGGCTTCTGGACCTACACCAGGAGTTCTTCTGTTACCTGCATAGCTGTTGATTGAACCTGACCATGCTTCTAGTCCATCTCTAATCTGGAAGTCTTCGTCGTTAAGAACTGTGACTGTCCAATCAGCAAATGTTCTATTACCAGCATATCTGATAGCTCTACCAAAGTACTGTACATCAATTGGATTGATTGTAGCAGCAGGAATCTGAGCAGCTCTAATCAAGAAAGGTGCTTTAATAAAAGAACCTGCAGCAACACCGTCAGGTGCTTGGATAAGTTCAACTTGGAAGAGCGAGGATCTCGCTCCACCAAATGGTAGGTTTGTCTTAAATTGTTCAACACTAAATGCCATTGTCGTTCTCCTTCTCTACCTATTTATACCGCACCAACGACTTCACTGAACTCTACGCCTGATCTTACGGCTACAAAGTTCAACTGAATGAAGTTGATTGAGCGTGCTGGTTTGATAAAGATGTCACCGACAAATTCATTTCTGTCAACTACTTCACCGGTATTATTTGTTTCGTCACAAATTACCTTGAAGTCTGTAATACCGCGACGACCTTGTACTTCTCTCAAGAAAGGTTCGATCAGATTGCGGAATTGCAGTCTTGTGAATGTATCGTTGAACTCGAACAGTGATGCTCTAGCAGCAATTGCAATTGACTTCTCAAGTACGATAAACAATCTACGTACGTTAATTCTATCAAATGCGCTTGGTGTAGCAAGCATTGTCTTATCGCCAAAAAGGATTGTACCCTGACCTGGGAATGCAACAACTGGGTTGATGCCACTCTTATAGAGTAGATCTCTTTGTGCTTGTCTTGGGTTGAATGCAAGTTTAACTACGTTCTTGATTCTTCCTCTGTTAAGACCAGCTGGTGAATACCATGGATCTCTAACTTGATCAGTTCTAGCCATAGTACCAGCAGTATCACCATTTAATGGAACATATCTGTAAACATCGTTGTACTTATCGTATTGATATTTCCAACCTGAATCAATGATTGAGAATGAAGATGATGGAAGTGTGTTACGATATGCAACAATATCATCTGCTTCTTTACCTGTGTAGCCACTGTTGTTAACAACATCATCTTCTTCAGGTGAAATAACTACAACACAATCTTTTCTTGTTTCAGCAACATTGTTGATCAGATCCAAAGCTCTTGTTTGGTTAGCAGCTGCACCAAGAACAATGTTGATATCTACATCTTCAGCATTTTTGAACAAGTCATAGCCTGTAATGTAGTCAGCATCTCTTGGAAGGTCACCATCTCTACCGCCAGCAAAGCTGTCGTTTTCTGGCTTACCGTTACCACCGCCAAAGGATGTGCCTTTAGCTTTAGAACCAATGTTACCTGACAAGAAGTGATCAGCCCATTTTACATAATTGGAATACTCGTTGATGTAATCCTTGTAGTAAATGTTTTGACCTTGTGGTGACTTAGCATCAGATGCCTTAGAAAGTTTTTCAAATCTTTCCAAGATAGTATTTCTTGCACCTGTCCAATCACCATCTTCATCTGACACAACAATATGTACTTCGTCATTTGTACCAGCTGTATTAGCTGTAAATGGAGATGTACCTGGAGATCTATCAAAATTGTTGAAGAATTCCCAACGTCTTTGTAGGCCAACTGTAACTGTTGCTGTGTTACCTGTATATGCAGAATCAAGAGTAATTGTGTTAGAAGTTGCACCTGTTCCAATAGAAGCAATCTTTCTTACTTCTTTATCTGGTCCAAGTACAAGTAGATCACCTACTGTAAAATTAACTTCAGCGTTAGAAGCTACTGCACCAAGACCAGGTGCATTTAGAGCAACTGTTTTTGAGTTTCTTGTTGCTGTATATGGAACAGTAACTGTTGACTCATATGCATTAGCAGATGCGCAAACTGAAACTTTAAGTGAGTTACCAAGTTCACCAGGAAATCTTGCTACCCAGTTACCTGCACTTGTTACTCCACTTGCTTCATATGTGTTTTCGTATTCTTCATCATTTTTAATGAGAATAGTTGTATTTGAACCACCGTTAGCATTTACTGCTTGGGCTGCTCCAGTTGCCTGATTAACAACACGGACAACTTGTAGAGCGTTTGTGTATGCCAAGAAGTTTGCTGCGGTGAAGAAGTCGTTTTTGGTATTTGCGTTTGGCTTCTGAAAAGTTTGTACTAATGTGTCTTCGGAAGACATAAGAGCACGTTGTTCAACAGGACCCCAACGAAAATGACCAGCTATAGCACCAATGTTGGTACTAACCTGAGGAACAACTGTAGTAAGATCTATCTCACTAACATTTACTCCCGGTGAAACTTGAAAAGCCATTTCTATCTCCTTTACCTAACAAAAAATTATTTGTTATCATGTATTATTTATAAAAAAGGCAAACTCTCATTCTTACCACTTATTACCAGGATCATTCCATATATTATCTTGTAGATTGTGTTCCCAAACTTGACCATTTGAATCAACTATTGGTTGATCATCTTGGCCATCATCTATAATTCCAAAAGGTAGGAGATTGTTCTCTACGTCTTTCATTCTCTCTTCATATAGCCGTTGCCTAATATCTAAATCTGTCAATTCTTTGAAGTAATCTTGTCGTACAAGCCATGCAAATAAAACAAGAGTCATCACAAGATCATCATGTTGTCCTTCTTCTGCTTGATAACTTGTACCCTTACTTATGAAACTTGCAAGTTCGACTATCGTTTCAAAATCTGCAATAAGCAACTTATCTTTCTCGATAAGATCTTTTAGTGTTGAACATCCGATACGTTTGACTGCTTTAGTTGTTCTTACACCAAAGAAAGATCCATGACCAAAACCTGAACCGGCAACTTGACCTGCACGTCCTCTGTTAGCAGTCATTAACATATTTTCATATTCAAGTTCTTGTTGTAAAATATCAGCTACTTGACCACCAATATCATTTACTTCTACAAGAACAAAAGCCTTATTGTAGTTTGTTGCAATGTCAAAAATAACATTAGGATATAACATTGGAGATACTTCGTTACATCTAAACTTAGCAACTAGATTGTATGGTACATCAGTAATGTCTATAACAGAGCAAACACTATAGTCCAAACCAGCACCTCTAGCAACGTCAGCAACACATACATAGGTGTGACCACTTCGAGGTTCTTCATATACATCTAACTTAGCCTCTCTTCTTATTGGCTCTTTGAATGTAAGTGTTCTTAGTTTGAGAGGATGAATGAGAGTGTTAACTGATCCTAGGAACTCACACTCAAACTCTTGTCTGAATTGTTCTTCTGATGTGTTTGCAATAGTTTCATCTTTCCATCTTTCATCACGGCCAGGAACTTCAGACCAATGAACTTCAATAGCAACATACTTTGATCTATCTTCTACAGCATCCATCCACATCTTGTAGAAGTGATTCATACCATTTGGAGTAGAGACAATAATAACTTTAGTTGTTTGACCAGATGAAATTGTAGGATAAACAGAAGCAAAGAAGTCCTCTGCCATATTGTTTCCAACGAATGCAAACTCATCGAGGAAGATAAGATTGTATGATCCACCACGAATTGCTGATGAAGATGTGGAAGCAGCAACAATCTTTGATCCATTTTCTAATTCAATGTTACCTTTATTCCACGTTACAACACCCTGTTGCAACCACTTAGGTAAGTATTCATATGCAAGTTGAATCTTACCTAGCAAATCTCTTGCCAGTGATCCTTTGTTGGCTAGAATGGCTACAGATTGAGAATCGTTGAAAAGAACTGTCCACAACATAAAAGCTGTAACAATTGTTGACTTTCCAGATTGACGTGGTAGCTTATTGATAACAAATCTATTTGTTGCAAACGTCTCAACCATTTTCTCTTGGAAAGAGTATGGTTCAAATTGAATTAAACCCTTGTCGACATTCACAATCTTTACATAAGATTTAATAAAATACAAAGGATCACGAGCACATTTGAGATATTCCTCAACTTGCTCTTTTGTATATTCAATCTGTACGTTAGCTTTTTTTAGATTAGGATTACCTAAGTATGCTTCATTCATAGATCTAATTTAAGCTGCTCTTCAAGTTGATCGATGAGTAATTCTCTGTTCTTGAGATGTTGTTCTTGAATAGCTTCTTTAGATTGGCCATGATATCTAACAGCATGATGTTTTTCAATCATATACTCAT